ATTCTCTCCTCATCTGCTGACGATACACCCACTACGTGGAGAACCTACGGTAGTGGTTATACGTGGTTTGAGGGCAATGCGAGCCTGCTCGCTGACCTGCCCATCAGCACGACCTATGGGACACTTCTGCAGTTTCGCTATGGCAATATCATCAGCCAGATGTTCCTGCCCTACAGCAGCTCTATTACGCCGAACCAGATATGCTACCGCATCGGCAACGCAAGTACAAATACATGGGTAGCCTCCTTTACGCCGATTGCATGGCATGACCGGACGGTTACGTTTTCAGACAATGCCCCTTCCTCCACCGCTGAGGACACCCCTTCCGCTTGGTCTGCCAGAGGGCCGGTCTATGAGTACATCAACAACGGCACAACGCTTGGCTATCCGAGCAACATAGGCCACATCGTAAACTACCCGACGCCTGGAGGAACGTATATCTCCCAGCTCTGGATATGCAGCGCGGATGCAGGCGGCGCGGTGTATAGGAGAGCCGGACGCACCACCTCGACGACGTGGGCAGAGGCATGGGAAAAGCTGGTGTTTGAGAGCGAGGTTGTCCCAAAGGATGATATCACCAACATCACCGCTTCTTCCCTGACCGCAAGCACCGCAGCGACCGGAGTATATACGCGGGTAGGAACAATATCCATTCCGGCGGCGGGTATCTATGTAATAACCGCGCGGATTCGATTCTCGACAAACACGTCAGGCTACAGGCGCATTATGGTCAGTACCAACAGTGCAGCAACAGCCACTTCTGCTCCGGCGTTGTGGTCTTCAGGACTGGACTTGACTTCTGCGCCGCTAAGCGGACAGTTTACTACGCTGTCAGTAACGTATCCTGTTACCGCAGGATCGGCAGACGTCGGCCCCATATATCTCTGGGTGTATCAGAACTCCGGCAGCGGCTTGACGCTCAGCAGTCTTACATTCCGTGCGTTGCGGGTGAAATAACAGGAGGAACCAAAATGTACATCGTAATCGAGTTACAGACGACCGGAGAAACCACAGCCATCCCCCCAATCACCACCTACACGAACTGGCAGCAGGCATACGCCAAATATCACACTATTCTGGCTGCCGCTGCTGTATCTACTGTTCCGAAGCACGCAGCCGTTATTCTCAATGAAGAGGGCGCGGTGATTCGGAATGAGTCCTTCGAGCACGGGGAGGCGGCGTCCGAATGACGATCCCAGAAAAAGCCGTCAACTGGGCGATCGGAATCGCCCAGGACGATGCGCACGGGTATGATCAGACCTCTCGTTGGGGGCCAAATTACGATTGCTCCAGCTTCGTTATAACGGCCTACCAGAAGGCCGGTGTGGACGTTCGTTCCAAGGGTGCTACGTATACGGGGAATATGCTTCACGTCTTTCTCAGCTGCGGTTTTCGTCCGGTGACCGACGGGACGCTGCGGGCAGGAGACGTACTGCTGAACGAGAAGAACCACGCCGCCATGTACATCGGCGCGGGTCAGCTCGTGCAGGCCTCCCTGAATGAGAAGGGCACCGTCACCGGCGGACAGAGCGGCGACCAGACCGGGAAAGAGATCGCTGTGGTGCCGTTCTATCAGTACCCATGGGACTGTGTACTCCGCTACGCGGCGAACTCAGGCAGCGAGGAAAGCCAGGATACTGCGGTGAGCCTGCCCATGGTGAAACGCGGCGATGTGTCCGGGGCCGTGCTATCTGTGCAGCTCCTCTTGATTCACAAATGGGCCGTGTCCTGCGGAATCGACGGGGCGGACGGAGACTTTGGCCCTAACACCGAGAGCGCCGTGAAAGCGTTCCAGACACACAAACGGTTGGAAGCAGACGGAATTGTGGGGCCGCTGACCTGGGCGGCGCTGATCGGAGGCACGAAATGAGCGAGGCGATCATTGTAGCCATCATCATGACAGCCGGAACCCTTCTGGGACAATGGCTCATTACACGGAAGAACCGCAGAGAAGCTGATGCGGCTGACGCCGCCAAGAACCAGCGCATCAATGACCGCCTGGAGCGAATAGAGGAAAAGCTGGACATCCACAACGGCTACGCAGAGAAACTGGGAGATATCCAGCGGGATATAGCAGTATTACGGACAGAGATCATACATCTGAAAGGAGAATGAGATGACTAAGAAATTCTGGAAGGCTGCCGCCATCCGTGCGGTGCGTACCGTATGCCAGACTGCAATCGCTACCATTGGCACTGCAGCGGTGCTGAGTGAAGTCAACTGGGTCATGGTGGCAAGCGCAAGCGTCCTTGCCGGCGTACTGAGCATCCTAAACAGCATCGCCACAGGCTTGCCCGAGGCACAGGACGATTCCTTTCTGACGCCGCCTACTGCGCTCTGAGCCACGCTTCACCCGTAGGGGTGAAACTATACCCTTGAAGTTCGAAAATGCGACACATCGCGTTAAACAAGCCTCAAAAGCGAAATGGCGGCAGACCAGCCGCAGAACAATACAAACACGCCCGACCATAGGCGAAAGGAGAACACATGGACGAGAACAAAGAAGTCAGCACCGAGCTTGAGGAGACCGGCGTTACCCCTGAGACGGAGGCCGATGAGGACGGCGCCATCTATGACGATGACGACGACGCCGAGTGGGACAACGTGAAATGGGAGAAGGACGACGATGACGAAGACGAAGCCGGTACTGACGCGGACGCTAAGGAACCAGAAGCAGACCAGCAGAAGGAGCCAGCGGAGGAGAAACCCGCAAAGGACGAAGCCCAGAGCGCGGGAGAAGAGGACACAGACCAGTGGCTCGAACTCAAGCACATGGACGACGCTCCCAGGCGGGTAAGCAAGGAGGAGGCAAAGGTTCTGGCCCAGAAGGGCCTGGACTATGACCGAATCCGGGCGGAGCGTGACGCGCTTAAGGCGGATTCCGCACGCTTTGCGGAGATGGAAAAGTTTCTGGGCGAGCTGAAAGGCGACTACGCCTCGATCGACGACATGATCGACGAGGTAAGGGCCAAGATGCTCCGGGAGAAGGACGCCTCTTTGACCGAAGAGGCATCCAAGACCAAGGCCAGGGAGATGCGCAGCGTTTCCGTGATGAAACCGCAGCCGTCTCCGGAGGAGCTTCAGAGACAGCGGAGCAATCAGGCCGTATCGGCCTTCGTGGCACGCTATCCAACCGTGAAGGCGAGCGATATCCCCAAGAGCGTCTGGGACGAGGTGAAGCGCACCGGCAATCTGGTGGACGCTTACTCCCGGTATGAGACCCAGCAGCTTAAGGACGCCAACAAAAAGCTCCAGGACGAGCTGGACACGCTGAAACAGAACTACGAGAACGAGAAGCGCTCCGCCGGCAGCGCCAAATCCGCCGGCAGTAAGAGCGGCAAATCCACGATTCAGGAGCTGTGGGATGCCGATGACTAAAATGATTACGTAATGTCCGAACACACAGCCGCATAGCCGTGATGATTCGGACGGAAAGGACTATATCATGGCTATCAATCTTGCAAGCGAGTATTCTCCCCTTCTGGACAAGAGATTCACTCAGAAGTCCCTGACCGACGCCTGGTGCGGTCATGACTACAACTGGGATGGCGTTAACGGCATCAATGTCTGGACGCTGGGCCAGGTTGCCATCAACAACTACAGCGCTTCCGGCGCTAACCGGTTCGGCACTCCTCAGGAGCTTGAGGACGAAGTGAATACCTACACGCTGGCCAAAAAGCGCAGCTTCGCCGCTACGCTGGATATCACCAACGTGCAGGATCAGAAAAATATCAAGAAGGCCAATGCCGTCCTGAAGCAGATTTGGGACGAGCAGATGGTTCCCGAAATCGACACCTATCGTCTGGAGACTTGGGCCAACGGCGCTGCCAATGTCACCATCAACAGCACCGCGCTGACCAACTCCACCATCATCCGGGCCATCCTGACCGGCGGCAGCACCATGAACAACGCTCTGGTGAACCGCGACGGTCGTGTGTGCTTCGTGACCGAGTCCATGGCTGTGGAGACCAAGCTGGCTTCCGAGCTTCAGTACAACGAGAGCTACACCAGCAAGGCTATCGTGAACGGCATGATCGGCAAGCTGAACGGCATGCCCATCGTGGCTGTGCCCGATTCCTACATGCCCACCGGCATCGAGTTCATGATCAAGTACAAAAGGGCTTCCGCTGATCCGACGAAGCTGAAGATGCTTCGTGCTCACACCAAGCCTCAGGGCATCGCCGGTACTCTTCTGGAGGGCCTGGTGCGTTACGACAGCTTTGTGCTGGCTCAGAAGGCCGCCGGCATCTTCGTCTACGCGGCTTCCGGTGCTGTGGCTACCCCGACCATCACCATTTCCAGCCACACCGTGACCCTGGCTACCACCACCGCTGGTGCCACTATCTACTACACGCTGGACGGCTCCAACCCGAAGACCAGTTCCACCAAGGCTACCTACGACTCCAGCAACAAACCCACCAGCACTGCTGGCGCTACGGTTCGCTGCTATGCCGCGAAGTCCGGTTCCCTGAATTCCGGTATCGCTTCCGCGGTGGACGCCTGATCACGGCACAATTAAGGGGCGGCTTTTGCCGCCCCGCTCTTAAAACGGAGGTAATGACATGGCTACGAACGCCCAGTGGATTTTCGAAACCACTATGTCGATGATCGACGAACTGGACGACGAGGGTGCAGCCGATTACGCGGATACCGAGGAGTACAAGAACCGTACTCTCGCCATATTGAACGTGCTTTCCGGAGAGTTGTATCCTTACTCGGACACCTACAGACTTTCCGAAGACCCGAAGGTGCGCCCCATCGTTTCGGTCATCACCGACTTTGAGGGCGATATCGGGCTGGATGACTATATCTGCAAGTCTGTGATGCCCTATGGGCTTGCAGCGCATCTCCTGCTGGACGAGAACCCGACTGCGGCCAATTACTTCCAGCAGAGATATGAGGAGCTGAAAGGCGCACTCTCAGTTGGAATGCCGTCTGCCAGCGAGGATGTGGAAGACGTCTACTCCTGCAATCCGAAGTTCAGCAACGGAATCGGCTTTGAGTGGACTACGAGGTGGTAAAAATGGCTGTTACAGTAACCGACAACACCAATACGCAGATCGGGCAGAATGTGCCGCAGCTCCAGAGCTATCAGGCACAGAGCGCACCGGAACTTAAAAGCTACCAGGCGCAGAGTACGCCGGAACTGCAAAGCTACCAGGCACAGGAAGTGCCTACGCTGCAGAGCTATCAGGCGCAGGATATCCCGCAGCTTCGCAGTTACCAGGCACAGGAAATTCCCATCCTCCAGGCATACCAGGCACAGGTAGCGCCGGAACTGAGGAGCTATCAGGCTCCTGTAGAGCGCGTAAACGACGTCTATGATCGCGCTATCAACGCTCAGCGTCTGGCGCTGGAGAACCAGTACAATCTGAGCAGAGCTGCTGCGGAGCACAGCGCGGAACAGATTCCGGAATATTACCAGCAGCAGATGCGTCAGGCGTCTACTACCGCTGCGCGGAACCAGCAGGCGTTCAACGAATCTGCCGCCGGGAGCGGGTTGAACGTCGGCGCCGGGTCTCAGGCAAGGCTTGCCCAGAATAACGCTCTTCAGAACAATCTCTCTTCCATCGGCACGGCCCAGGCCAATGCCCAGGCAGAGGTGCAGTTCCAGCTCATGCAGCTTGAGCAGCAGTACCAGAACGCCATTGCCGAGGCTGTGGCGAACAACGAGTACGAACGCGCCGCAGCACTTCTGCAGGAATACCGGCAGGAGCAGGAGAGCGCTGTCAGCGTATACAACCAGAGGGCGCTCCTCGGCTTTGAGGAGCAGCAGAAAGCTGCCCAGAGTGCTGCTGACGTGGCCAACCAGGGTGCCATCCTGGGCTTCCAGGAACGGCAGGCCGCGGAGAAAAGCGCCGCAGACATTGCCAACCAGCAAGCGCTTCTCGGTCTGCAGGAACGTCAGACTGCCGCGCAGAGCGCAGCGGATATCGCCAACCAGATGGCGCTGCTTGGGCTGGAGGAGCGTCAATCCGCCGCGAAAAGTGCCGCGGATATCGCCAATCAGCGTGCTTTGCTGGGCTTCCAGGAGAACCAGACGGCACAGCAGAGCGCTGTGGACGCGGCGAACCAGAGGGCACTGCTGGATTACCAGGAGATGCTGGAAGCGGCGCGGAGCGCACAGGAGACCGCCAACCGCCAGGCCGAGCTGAATTCGAATGCGCTGGCAGACAGAGCGGCGCTGCTGGCTCAGTACGGCGACTTCTCCGGCTATGCCCAGCTCTACGGCAGAGACGCCGCTGCGCAGATGGCTGCTGTGTGGGCCAGACAGAACCCCGGTATCGCCTACTCCATGGGCCTGATCGACGGCAACACCTATGCTGTGCTTACCGGCGAGTATCCCACCGGTTATACCGGCGGTAGTACCGGCAGTTACAGCGGCGGCCCGGGAAGCCCCGACAATGGAGATAATGATAAAAGCAACAGTACCGGCGGGAATCTGACAGGCAGCCAGAGGCAGATGCTCATCGGGTATCTGGCAGCGCAGGCCGCCGGGAACTATGACTACATGGCGAACCTGTTGAGCTATAACCCGGATAACCTGTCTTTGCAGAGCGACGCATCCGCCGTGCTGAACGCTGTGGCGGAGGGCGCCAATCTCACATCCCTAACGCATGCCGAGCGTGCGCAGGCACAGCAGATCCTCAACAACTACCGGCAAGTGACGGCTGCCAACCAGCCGCAGACTGTCGCGGCCCGACCCGGAACCTCGTATGACCCGAATGTGTATCAGCAGCAGACGGCCAACGTCCTTGGTGCTACCGTTCCGGTTACCGCTTCGCCTGCGGAACGGGAGGCGTTCCTTGATGCCGCCAACTCCAACACGAACCTCTGGACTACTATGGGGAATGGAGTAGACCGGTTCTTTGACAACTCGGCAAACGCTCTTGCCTCGGCTCTTGACTGGCTTGAAGGCAAAGGCTGATAGGAGGCAGAAGAATGCCTAACGATATCCTCAAAACCTATCTGGAGGCGAAGAAATCCGGTGCCTCCGAACAGAACGCTATAGCGGCGGTACGGCAGAACTCTACCGCCGCCGCTTCTGCTTCTCAGAACACACAGACCCAAGCTCCCGCTTCCGGCAATACTGCCCTCAATTACCTGATGGCAAAGCGTCAGGGTATGTCCGAGAAGGAGGCGCTTGCCACCGTCCGGAGCGGCGTGAGTGCTGTATCCACGCCCGGTACCCAGTCCAGGCTGTATGATGACAAGAGCAACAAGCAGACGCTGCTGGAGAAGGCCCGAAGCAGCACGGCAGACTCTGCCATCGGCAACGCTCTTGCCAACAGGCGGCTGGAAAGGCTGACGAAGAAGTACGGCAACCAGGTATTCGATGACAACTTCCTCGGCCAGTTCCGGGCCAACTACGGCGCAGGCAAGATCAGCCAGGAATATGCCCTTGCGTACAGCGACTACATGGACAACCCCACCAAGGAGAACTACGACTATGCCGTAGCCATGCGAAACCTGTACAACCAGATGGTAGCGAACAACCAGGAGGCGCTGGATGATCAGAATGTAAGTGCCGGGTGGCTGACCAAGGATATTGCCGGATATCTGCCGCAGTTGGGAAACCAACTGAAGACTTCTCTTCCCTACGCAGCCGCCGGTATCATTTCGGGCGCCAAATCCGGCGCCGCTGCCGGCGCTGCTGCTGGCGGTGTTGTTGGCGAAGTCGTTACGCCTATCCCCGTACTGGACGGTTTGCTGGGCGGCGGTGCCGGTGCTGTGGTGGGCGGTATTGCCGGGGCAATCGGCAGTCCCCTTACCAAGGCCGGGCTGACTGTCGGCAGCGGCGTATACTCCTATGACACCATGCGGGGCATGGCCTTTGCCAACCTGGTAGACCTGGGAGTGGATGAGGCCAAAGCCAAGGAAGCGGCCAATGACGAAGCACTCATTTCCTCTGCCATTGAGATGGGCGATACCGCCTTTGACCTGTTCACCAAGATACCCGGCATCTCCGGCACGCTGAAGAACCTGAGCGAGAAGACCTCCAAGACGGCTATTCAGCGGCTTGTCAAGGAACTGGCTTCCTACGGCTTTAATGTGGGTCAGGAATACGGCGAAGAGTATATCCAGGAGATCATCTCCATGGCGAACGAGCGCCGGGTAGCCAGAGGCGAGTATGACACTGGTATTACCGGCCTTGTGAACGAGTGCATTGCGCTTGCGAAAGACATGCACGCCGGGAACGCCGAGGCTGAGAAGGCCCAGGCGCAGGAAGCCGGCAAGGGCGGCGCTGTTATCGGCGCTGTGATGGGTGCCGGCAGAACCGGTGTCGGCAAGATCGTCAACCGGATGAACGAGACGACCATCCGGGAGAATCTGAACAAGGTCATCGACAACCCGGAACTGGCAAATGAGACCGACGAGAACTTGACAAGACTGCGTGATCTGGCGGATAATAAGGCCACCAGAAACGAGGCGGCATCCGCGGCCATCCAGAAGGAACAGGCCAGACGCGAGGAAGTCCGGCAGAAGCAGGAGGAACAGGCTAAACACACCGCCGACCTGAACAACCGGCTGAACACTGTCACGCCTGAGACGCTGCGTGGCCTCACCGACGAGGAGCTGAACCGGGCAAGAACTATTGCGGAACGTCTGCAGAACTACGCCGCCGTTGACAAGATCGACGACGAAATCTACAGACGTGAGGAAGAGACCAGAACCCAGGCCAGACAGCAGCAGGAGCAACAGCAACAGCAGCAGGAACAGGCTCCTGCACAGGAACAGCCATCCCAGGCTGATTCCATGGCAGAAGCGATCCTCCGGCAGATCCAGCAGAGGCAGCAGGGACAGGAAGAGACCCAGGCGGAAGTACAGGCAACCATGCCTCAGCCCCAGCAACAGTCCCAGCCACAGCCCACTCAGGCAGAACAGATTCTGCAACAGATTCGTGGCGAACAGATTCAGGAACAGGCCCAGGAACAGGCTGAGGAACTGCCTATCTGGGAGCAGGATCAGCAGACGGAACTGACTGAGGAACAGCGTGCCGCATGGGAAGAATCCAGGCAACTGGCAGACGAGATCAACCAGACGTTCGACGATATCTATAACAGCTTTGGACAGGAGGAGACCGATGGAAGAGAAGGAAACCCTGGAGCAAGAAGCAACGATACACACGGAAGTTATGCCGCCGAAAGCGAAAGAAGAACCGATAATACAGTTGAAGCCCTTTCTGGAGCTGACGTTGGAGGATTGCTTCAATCTGCCAATAGACAAAACGCCATAAATAGCAATGAAGACATCTCCAATCCGATAGTATCGGACAGTGCTAAGGCCGGAACGGTTAATAGAGTTGGAAAGCAACATGTGACAGCATACGACGGTGGTCAAATCGTTGCCTTCGCAGATTATGCAGAATATGGCAATTACGCCGAAATCGTATACAATACTGATGACGATACAGTACGCGCCAGGTTCAATATAAACGATTTCGGTGGGTTCAATTCCAATAACAAAACTCTGTATCTCCAAATCGAAGAAAATGGACGGGTTTTAACTGGTGATGAATATAAACAGTTTATGCTCGCGCATCCCGATTTCGAAGATGTTGTCAAGTACTTTGCCCCAATGTTTGACGGGTTTGTTCTTGTTACTGACGGGCAAACTGGCGGCGCGATACTCACAAAATACAATAATCGCACAAAAGCGGGAAAAGTTGGTGGTCTTTCCCGTTGGGAACGCTATGCGAACGGCAATATAAAAACAGCAATTATTACCTCTATAAAATCTGCTCCACATGAGATATCCCATATCATTAAAGTTGTTCTCGATTCTAACGGGCGGGGAGCAGATTATCTCCGTACTATGTCCAGCAGTAAATTTATTCCGCCTATCTTTCGAATGTTAGTGGAAGATTATCTGTTGCAGGCATATCCCAATGAAGCAATTTCCGGTGGTGGAGTAAGCGCATTAGAGGACGAGTTGGTTGCTCATGTTATTCAAGGTCGCGATTTTTCGATTGGCATCAAGGTTGGCGATAATGACACGATGACAACGGCTATCATAAATGCGCTCGAGATAAAAGACCCTGTTGGAACCTATATTGTTATCAATTTCAACACAGCAGATATAGCCAGCAGGATGATTAACAGCCAGGAGTTCAGAGGCTTTCTTGGCGAGTTTTCCGGTTTGCGGGGTCAAGCCGACACATACGCTGATAATCTTGTTAATGCGTACCGTGCAATGAACAATTACGCAAGAGGGGTTTCGGCAGTAAAAAGTGTCTCGGTTGGTTATCCGGCCACGGCTTCTGGTATTTCTGCGATTGATAGTCAAAGAGCGCGCAGACAAAAAGTCGATGACGCCCTAAAGTCCACTCGGAAGCAAATCGGCAATGCGCAAAGCTCTCCGGATTACAACCAGTCCAACTTCGTCACTTCAGAGCAGAATGACGGAATTGAAACCCAGGATGGCGAAGTTGAACAGAAGCCAGCCTCCCGGCCCACGGACGAAGAGCTGAACGAGCTGTACGGCGAGCGGATGCGGGAACAGGAGTGGCAGGAAGAGGCTCCACCCCATACTGACGAGGATATCCCGCGCAGTGAAACCGAGTTTGACGATGGCCGTCCTGTCCCGCAGAAAGCACCGAGGGAAACCAAACCCTGGGAAGCCTACCACGACGCCGACGAGTATGCCAAAGCCAGAGAGGCGGAGCAGGGCGAGGAGGAGACAGACGCACAGCGGCGGCAGAGAACCAAGAAGCAGCTCCATGAGATGTACGGAGCGCAGTACCAGGATGTGGTATACGGCGCGAAGCGCATGGAGAAGCAGAAGTTCTACTTCGAGGACAAGAACTCTGTAGATACCACCTCTCCCGGTTATGCCAACGCTGTGAAAGGCGCAGCGAAATTCCGGGAACAGGTGAACGCCCTGTCCGAGGGCCGCATCACCATGGAACAGTTTGCTGACTACTACCTGAGCATGGCCCATGACGATGCGATGGCAGAGTTCTACAGCGAACGGGTAGCGGAACGGATGCGAGCGGTCAAAGCTGCGGCTGACAGGCTGGCAGAATCCCCCAACCCGGCGCATGTGCTCTCTTACAGGCATGCCTCCTCAAACGCCGTCAAATCGCTTGAGACGAATCTTTCCCAGACCAATACAGCGAGACGTCAGATGCTCGAAATTGCGTCACAGCTTGTTAAACACGCCTCAAAATCGAAATCTGGAAAGATAGGTAAGGCGGCAAAGGAAGCGGCGGCATTTTACACCCGCTGGCAGATCAGTCCGGGCAACGTTTTCCGCATGATCGACGGGTTTAATAAGACGGAGAACGGCATCGGGTATCAGCTCCAGAAGGAGATAGACAAGGCCACGGCGAAGCATCAGAAGACGATAGCCAAGGCCCAGATGCAGTTCCTGAAGCTGAGGGACATGAAGGGCTATGCGGAGTTTGCCAATGGCACGTCCCGAAGCAACGTGGATGTGGCCGGAGCTGATCTGAGCCAGCAGGAGGCTGCACACCTCATCCGGCTCATTGACACGCTTAAAGCCACCGGCCCGGACAGGCTGGGCAGCATCTACGGCTTTGCCAGACAGCAGAAGGACGGCGAGTATGAGTTCCTGGAGCTGAAGGATATCGTCGAGGATAAAGACCCAGACCTTGAGCTGAGCAAGCTGAGGGACAGGCTGTATGCCTCTCTGGACGATGTGGCGAAGGCGTATCTGGACATCTCCGCGGAGGTACTGGACGAGCTTGGCACTGAGAACACCGCTGTGGAGACTGCTGTAAACGGCGTAACGCCGAGGCAGTACAAGAAGGGCCAGTATATACCGGTGCATTATGGTTCAAAGCAGGACTACCGGTCTGCCGCAACCACTGATCCGGTGCAGTTTTCCGCCATGGAGGAACGCAGCAGGACTGCCGGCGGGTATGTACGGCTCCAGCCCATTTCTATGGCTGTGGATAGCTATATCAATCAGTCTGCGAATCACATCGCGTACGCAGAACTGGGCAGAAAGCTGGAGCTGATGAACAGCAAATCTGCCGTCACACCCAGCTTGTCCGAGCTGATGGGCGAGCATTTCAGCGACCAGTATGCCAAGTGGATGGACAACTATGTGGAAGACCTCACGGACTTCCACCAGGCGGACAAAAACGACGGCATCAACAGCCTGCTGGGGAAAGGCCGGAGGGCCTTGCAGACAGGTGCCCTGTGGGGCAGCGTGTCCGTACCCATGAAGCAGATATCCTCTTACTGGTCTGCTATGGGCGTGCTCAGCCCGGAGGCTGTAGTCAGGGCATATCGTTCCAAATTCGTCAAGGCGAAGGGCAGCGCGGCGCTGAATCTGCTGCTGGAGTACAGGAGGTTGGGGAATATCGACCCGACGGTATCCGATGTGCTCAAAGCGGATTTCCTCGCCAAGCTGATGAACAAGTCCAAGGTGATGAGCGCCATCGGCAATGCCATCTCCGCTATGGACGTACGGACGGCGGATAACCTCTATGCCGCCACTGTGCTGGACACCAAGCTGAAGAATCCGGACATGGATGTGAACAGTCAGGAGTTCTTCAACGCGGTAGAGGAGAAGTTCGAAGAGGTGGTCATCAACACCCAGCCCATCTACACCAAGAACGCACGGGCTGAGTATGCCAGGACGGACAACGAGCTTATCAAGATCATGTCCATGTTCCGCACCCAGCAGACGCAGAACTTCAACAGGCTCATTACCACCATTGGCGAGTACAAGGCCAGCAAGAACAAGGCAACAGGCATCCTCAACCAGGTTACGCTGGAGAACACCATCAAGGGCCAGGCTATTGCCTCCCTCTCTCTGGCACTGCTTTCCATCGCCGCGGACTGGATACTTCACAAGCAGAAGAAGTACGAAGACGACGAAGGCGATCTTGACCTGGAAAAGCTGTTTGACCGTTTCGCCATGAACGCTGTGGAATCCGCTTCGGGTACCGCATGGTTCGGAGACCAGGCCGCCAAATGGCTCATAGACCAGATGTCCGAAGGCGAGACCAATGAGTTCTATGGCCTAAGCCTCGGCCCCATCAACACCATCCAGACGCTGATGGAGCGCATCGGGTACTTCGTTGACTCCCCCACCCTGTCCAATGCCAGGTATGTGGCCGGTTATATGGCGCAGCTCTTCGGCATCCCGCTGAACAACGCCTATCAGTTCCTCAACTCCGCCGTCATGTACACGGCTGATGCAGCCGGGCAGAACAAGCGCAATTACGACGATGTGCTGAAGATGCTGGACAAGGAAGCTGTGGCCGCCGGGTGGAAGAGCGACAACGCCAATGCCAACATCCTGCTCAACGCCTATCTGAGCGGCAACAGCCGCAAGGAGAACAGGGTGTTTGAGCTGCTGGGCGGCGAAGATTCCAAGAGTGCGCTGAAAAGCGCGGCCAAGAGTGCCTATGTTGACGGCACGATGGACAGAGACCAGGCCAGGAGCTTCCTGGAGAAATACCTGTTCCCGGAGGAAAAGGAAGAAGCCGCGGAGCTGCTGGAAGAATGGCAGATGCAGCGTGATACCGGCATCGCATACGACCAGATGGGAGATGCCTACCAAGATGGTAGGTTAAGCAGAGGCGACGTGATAGAATACCGCATGACCTATGGCGGCGAGAGCCGGGAGGAAGCGGAGAACTATGTCGCCAAGCAGGAATTCAAGAAGCAGTACGGTGTCAGCTACAACGACATGAAGGAGCTGTACCGCAGCGGCGGCATCAGCCGGGAAGACGCGATACGCTGGCGCATCATGTGCGGCAGCAGCGAGGAATCCGCAACGGGCTGGGCCGATGCGCAGGATGTGTACCTGGAGACCGGGTATGAATACACCTCCTCCGGTTCCACCAGTTACATGGACAGCTACAGCACAAAGGAGCGGCTTGGCACAAACAGTTTCTATGCCAAGTATGGCGACCAGTTCAAGACCCCAACGGACTTCGGGAAGGTGTTCAACGCCCTCAACGATGCCTCGGACAACGACTATGCTCCCCTGTACTACATGTACAAGGGCGAGGAGAGCGAACTGAGCAACAAGCAGAGAGGCGTGGTGTATCTCCTGAACGGTTTCATCAACGACGGCACCATCACCAGAGAGCTGGCAGACCGCATCTGGTCGGAATACTTCGGATATTCCACCTGGAGCGGTGGAGCTTACCAGTTCCTCGGCAATGCCAAGATCGCCTGACAAAACTACTGGTTAAAAATACCGGTGAGAAAACACCCGTTTTCTCACCGGTATTTATTAACAAGTATCTGTGTTACCGCTTTTTCGGCTTTTTGCCCTCGTCCTCCGTGTCAATCTCCAGCCAGGGCAGAACCTCATATAGTTCCTCGAAGCTGACAGGCACTACCTTGCCGCTTGGTGTGAGGTGGATGACCTGGTAGTCGTTCCTTGCCAGGTCGCTCAGCTTGAAATACTTCTCCTTCATGGTTTTCCTCCTCTTTGCAGTCAGTTATATCTTTCGTCCCAGGGAATGAACTTATCCCCTGCGATCTGTTCCAGGCTCCTGTCGAGTACGCTTTTGCTGTACTCCTGATCCTTGGTGTCGCCGTTAAAAATGGCGGCGAACTCGTCATGCAGCCGGGACAGTTCCGCGCCGTATCGGTTGAGGCGGTCGTAGCCCATGTTCTCTGTCTTGTTTAGGGCGAGGCACGACAAGTCATACATCAACTGCCGCATGAAGTTTCTGCCAGCACGAAGCCCGGCCAGATACCCGGCGTTCCACGCCTTTGCATATCCGCTCTGCTTCATGTCAATCCTCCCCCCTCAACATGGCGAGGATGACTACTATGTAGACTATCGCGCCTAAGACAAGCCAGATCGTCATGTCTCGCCTCCATCCATCGCGCAGCCGCAGTTGAAGCAGTAATAAAATCCTCGGTCAATAGGCGTTTCCTCGCCGTCTCCAATATCAATTCCGTGCTGACAATCAGAGCAAAAGAAGTTTCCGTCGAGAGGATTGCTGTCGGCCTTGATCCACCGCCCATGTCTGACGGGCTGAACATCAGCAGCGTGTTCAAACCACTGCCTCATACGAAAGATTGGGACAAGGTCTGCTCCATTTGTGTATATTTGCATGGTATCGGTTATCTTGTACTGCTCCATGAACTCCTCAACGGTGTTCGGGAACATCATCATGTCAGCCATTGTCTACCTCCACCGGGCTTTTGAGCCACGCCAATGCGCTCTCTTCTCTCATCCACGGATTGTGGACAAGCAATAGTGCCAGTTCCTCATCGCTCATCTGACGTATGCGGTCGGCGTTGGTCTGCGGCAGATGCTTCCCAAAGTATCTCCTTGTCTCCAAAAGTTCCTGTATCTCATACAAGGCTCGGTAGCACTCATGCCGCGTTGTGCCTTTCCTTGGAATAGGATTCATACCATCCATCCGCACAAGCAGAAGCCTACGCATAATAGCGAAGATTTTCTCAAGCGTTGCTCTATCTCCCATTACTCGCCCTCCTCCACCGGGCTTTTGAGCCAGTCCTCGATGTTGTCATGCGGCTGGTCGTTGCAGCACTTGTATAAAGGGCATTGAGGATCGCAAACATCCGCCCATAAATTGGCCGCGTGCTTCGTGTGGTAGGTCAGCACTTTTGCTATCCAATCTGCCAGCTCCTCTGGAGTCTTGCTGATAATGCCGTCGTAGTTGGTCTGCGGCTTTGGCTTAAACAAACCGCAATCTTCGTTTACTATGCACCATTCAAAATCCGCGCACTTTCTGCAATCGCTCATCCCTCTCCCTCCTTATCTGCCGGGATGATGGCGGGAGCGTTGTTAATGTCCCTCATCCTAACGGCATAGACAGGGTTCCCATCGTCCTCGTGCAGAAGCACATAGTTTTCCATACAGAAATTGTAGTCTATCAAATCCCCATGCTCCGTGACGGGGATGAGAGGACACCACTTCGGTTTACTCTCATACCATTCCTCAAATGTGGGGTATTCGTGCGTAACAGCGCATTGATTGTCGTATGAACATGGACACGCGCAACAGCTTGTCGGCATCTTCATGCCGGGGATGTATATTCCGCTCATTCTGTTTCTTCCTCCGGCTCTTCATGCAAACACGGCCCCTCGACGCAATACTCCGTAACCTCGTTGTCGGTGTAAAACTCGCACACGCCGTTGGGGCCATAATATTTGCAGTGGAAAACAATATAGTCGCTCATTCTGTTTCCTCCTTCGGCGGCTCCGGGAGCGGCATCCAAGCAACGATCCCGTCCATGTCCCCGTTTTCCTCAAATGAACAGCCATAGTCCGGGTCATCTGAGAATTTGTCTATTGAGACGCCTCCGTATTTGCTATACACCAAGACCTCTTGCCCGTCATCCGGGAGTTGAGAAACGTATATGACGGCTTCATCGTAGTCAATGTCATACCCAAGTTTCTCGCTCCATTCTTTTCGTTCTTCTTCATCCATCGGGCGCGTTTTTAGAGGAATCCACTTCGGCATAGCCGCTTGCAGAGCCTCTATTGCATCTGCGGCCCTTCGCAGCACAGCCTTTGTATATCCGTCCGAAACATAGGTGGATAGCGTTTCAATGTCGTTAATCAGATCGGTATAGTTCATGTATTGTCCTCCTTTTCCCATGACAAGCAGATGGTGTAATCCTCCGCGCAGGAAGAAAACAGCCAATGCAGCCGATCAAGGATCAGCATGGGTTTCCCCGTCAGCGTAAGCGAACCTGATGTGATTTCCGGGAATGAAGCTGCAGGGGCGTGGTATATATCTTCTTCAGGTTCCGGGTTTGTATCTTCGGCTTCTTCTTCGGTAACATCTTCCGTTCCGTCAGAGGTCAGCCAGTCCTCAAAGGCTTTTGTCTGCTTATACGACATGCGGCGGCGGAAATTGTCGGATTCCGCTATGCCAAGCTCGCGTTTTAGCCTGTTTACCGTTGGAACAGATACGCCGAGCATCCTGGCGAGAACACGGCCTGTAGCGTTGTAACGGGAAATGAGGCCGAGCAGATATTCCTTCTGCAAATCTGCCGGATATGCTTTCAGGGTCTTGTAATCCATCGGCTTATTCATGTTCATGGTGATAACGCCTCCATTCAGTTTTCGTTTTTGCGCTGGTGTGAGATAGTCGCTTGGCAACGTACAGCCTTTCGATCGGCTTCCGTTCTTTTTGTACTTTGCAGAGCTTTTTATAATGGCACGTTCGCGGTTGGTCGAGTTGAAGGCATATTCAGCGTCTCCCATTCTTTTTCCTCCTGTTCAAATCTTTCTTGAAATGTGGCCCTCAGCCGACGTACGTACGGGCATATCTTCATACCGGAAAACCCGGCAATAAGGTTTAGCTGCACTGGCTTTGGCATCGAATGCCAATTTCTTCGATACATACGGTACAGCTCTTCTTCTTCATACGGGTCTATAACAGGCTCGTTTTCATAGCTGACATCCTTGTGGCTGCAGCGATACGGTTTCTTGGGGCGAACGAGCCTGTCTTCCCTGTCACCGTGCTTATACCTGGCCAGCATGACGTTGTAATCAATGCCGTATTCTCTTGCTATGTCACTGAACCGGCGCATTTCTCCATGGAATTCGATACACATGAAGTGGCTGTCCGGCTTTCTCTTATATCTGCTTTCGGGCATTGGTTATGCACTCCTTCGCTTCACGTTCTTCGGCGGTGCTCCTGCCCAGGAGGAACGATTCGTTGTAGCTGCCGCCAGGGAAATCGAATCTGGCTGTGCAGTATCTGTTCTCCGGGTGGATGTACACTGCTGTGCCTTTTACCATTACCGGCCTTCTGTTATCTGCCGGTGATTTCCCCTGATCCCAAACGAGCATTCGTTTGTATACTGTATCTCCGATGTTGATAGTTCCTCCTCCTCTCTTCGGCCCGGCCTCGTGTCTCTGATCATCCACCGGCAGAAGTCATCCACCGTGCTGGCGAAACCATATACAGCAAACAGCGACAAGGGAATGACGAAAGCCTTTTCGTTTGTCTTGTAGATGAAGAAAAGCACACTTGCCAGTAGCGCGAATACAATGGTGGTTACTATGTAGGCTTTTTCTTTCTTCCAGCGCATATTATCTGTGTTCATACGCAAACTCCTCCGCCAACTCTATGGCTGTAAAGACCTGGTCTCCCAGGATTTCCGCAAGTGCATCAGCGTCGTCCTGGAAGAAATATGTTCCGTTATACCTTCTGTATGCCTCCGCCGACAGGTTCCTCTGCCCATAGCAGTCACAGCAGATATATTCCCCGTTCACCTCGTATAAATGTTCGTCACCGCTTTTTTCCTCCTTGCAGTGCGGACACACCCAATCCGGTTTCAACTCCGGCGGCTCAATGCTGCGGTCATACATGCTTATCCTCCTTTCAGTTTCGCTTGTATCAGCTTCTCTATATATTCCTGCATCGAAGAAGCCCCTTCCTTCACGTAATCCGCTTTGATTGCTGCCCATGTGGGATCATCGAATCTCGCTGAAACCCTGTTTGCTTTTTTTCGTGCCGGTCGTGCCTCCGTATTCTTGCATTTGCTTTCTTTCAGGTACTTTTTTGCCTGTGCTGACAGGTCGAGGCCATACTCCGGGTTGTTTACCATGCAGAGCTGGATTCTGGTGAATTTGGGAAACTTCTCTGACAGGAGCCGCGTTACTCCTGCTGAGTATTTTTTTGTTTTGTCTTCAGCTCCAGCCATTCGCCGTCTCCCCTCTGCATATAGACATGCGGCACCCTGTCTTCATCTACCTCGATCTTCATTGCCTGGAATGTCTGCTTGACTGCGTTCGTTTTCCCGGCGATATACGCTATAACTGTCGCTATTACGAACAGCGCGACCAAAATAAAAATCCTGATACCCATTCACTCCTCCTTGTCGCTGGCGAGATATGCAACCGTATAGTGGCGTTTCTTTCCGCATATATCGCATCGTCCTTTGTCTTTTCCCTGTCTCTTTGCCGCATCCGGCAGTATTTTCAGAGACAGGTTTGGCTTGATCTTTTCCAGGCACACAGCGCAAACTTCAATGTGTTGATTCTTCATTTTCGTATACCGTAATCACGATATCCGCGAAGGGTTCTTCTTCCGTATACACGGCTGAAGAACCGTCGTGGTCTGTTATGATGTTGATGTTGTCGTCAGCCAAGATGCCGAAATTTACCAGGATGTCATCTGTGGCTTCCAGAAGGTTCGTCAGATCTGGCGGTCTTTTGGGCTGTGTGCCGTCTTTGTTGAGAGGCAGCTTATACAGCACCGATACACCTACCGGCTTATCTATGGGGGTCAGCGGCTTAGGCACCAAGTACTCCTTTGCTTTCTTCTGATAGGCTTTGAATGCCTTTGATGGCACGGGAAACCAGCGCTTTGTTTTTGGGTTCTGAACCATCTGCTGTGAGTTCTTTTTCGTCACCGGGTTCCCCGGTATCCGGTAATGATAGTGCATCCTGTCCTCCTAACATGTTGTTGATAACTTCTTTCAGCTCCGGCGGCAGATTCCTGTCTTCCTGTTCCCGCTTGGAGATCACCTCATAGCATGTGCGGAAATTGGCTCTGTCCGCTACGGGGTTTTCGCTCATGCATAGATTCCTGAAGCCGAGCCTGCCTACTACTTTGGCTGTTATCGGTGAGAAAGAATCATACGCTTCTTCTTCTCCCATATAGCCATATCTGCTTATGGCTTTCTGCACTTCTGCCCAGCCTTCTGACCAGTCAGGTGCCTCGCCGTATGTGAGTTTTGATGCAGCGTCCAGTATTTCCGCTATAGTGGGCGGCCATTTGTTTGTCCCTATCCATTTCTGGAGCATGACTTCCGCTGTATTGTACGGGATGTGCCTGAGCATCCTGTACCACATTTCCATGGCCTGTTTATTTGGCAGGACATCCACTCTTGGGTATGCCGTTTTGAGCAGCATGGCGAATACTGCAAATTCCTCCTTATTCACCGGCCCACTCCTTCATCATGTCATAGCTCTCATCTATTGCTGTCTTTTTCTGGCGGCCCCTGTATTCTCTTGCTTCCCACTTCTCTATTAGCTTTTTCCAATTTCTCACTACTTCCCCACCGCCGGTCTTCCACCCTCTCTTTTCGTAATAGTCATAGAACTTTTCCGGGTCTATACAGCTTCTTCTTGCAGCGCAGTATTCAGCTACTTCCTCTGCGCTTGCCGGCCACTGGATTTCCAATTCTTGGTCTACCTTATTTGAAACACTGGTATACTGGTCTTTTAACTGGCTAATACCTACCAGATTAGGACTACTTATCGTATTACCAGTAAAGGCATGACTATCTACCACTGGTGGCTTATAGCCACTGGTGATATCTGGCCTATTTTCCATACCAGTGGGCAGACAGGCAGTATCTTCTTCTATTCTATTACTGGTGGTTAATAGGCCCTTTTCTATACTGGTGTCCTTTAGCTCACTGGTGGTTGTCAGCTTTATAATGTATCCCAGCAATTCCGTCACTTTGGGCAAAATCGGTATCGGAATTTCCAGCGTCATTGTAATTGTGCTTGGTTTGTCCATCTCATGCTCCCAGCAAGGTGTATCTGGCATAATGGGTCATGCTGCCGTCATCCTTCTTCTTCCATATCGTTTCCTTGATGATCGGATAGCCCTGTTCTTTCAGCTCCGAGATCCTGTTGGACGGCCTGAGTATGTAATACCTCTGCGTAGCCTCCAGGCTGGTTATGCTTTTGTATGTCTGCAAGTGGTGGAGCAGCTTCATCTTCTGCGAGTGTGCGCTTGTCATGGCTTTCTCCTTTCCGGCTGTGAAGCGCTGTAGCTTCGTCTGTTGAATCGAATACCCCATGGGAGTATCTCTATACCCCATTGGCATTAAAATGCGATACACGGCGTTAAACAGGGCTTAAAACGGAAACCCAGGCCGGAGTGTTATCCCCGACCTGGGCTATGCTATTACAGGGGCAGATCGTCTCCGATGCTGTCCCAGGGGTCTCCGTCATCTTCGAAGCCTTCCACGTCTGTGATAATAGGCTCTACGATAACATCCGCAGATGTATTAGGACTCCACGATCCGTCGTCCTTTTTCCGGAAGCCGGCTTTCAATCTTTTTATTTCCAGGACGCGGAACTTGCAGCCTTCGGTGATGTGGCTTGGTACGTTAACGGGGAACAGAGTCACTTCGTTCTTCCCTCGCTCGTCATCCACCACGATCAGTTCCCATGGCCCTTTCAGCGTAACTCCGCTGCGAAAGCGTTTTGCCTCATACACCTCATCAGGTGCAATCACTGTCATATTCTTTCCTCCTTACTTTTCCGGTGTATATTCTTCTTTGGGATACTCGTTGATATCGTATAGCTCGGTATCCGTATACAGGCCCATCAGAGCCTCCGGGCAGTACGCTCTGGCAAAGAAAGCCGCTGACCGGTAGCGTGCCATCTGCATTGGCATCTTCTGCCAGTAGCTTCCGCTCTTATCCAGCCATCCGCAGTCCTTTGCCATCTTCCTTGTGATGGTGGTACCGTATACCACCTCACCGGTCTTCAGTTCTGTGGCATAGGCAGTACAGGCAAAGTCCCCATCGGCTGACTGCTTCTCTTCGAACTTGAGCGGGCCGAATCTGCCGCAGTTATTGATGAGAGCGATGCATGCCTGGCCTGACCAGCCGGGATTGCCGTTGACGATGTACAGGTTCTGCATGATCATCATGGGCGGCATGTTCATTCTCTGGGCCATGTCCAGGGCTATCAGGCAGTTGCCAGGCTGGCCCCTGTAGTTCTGCGGTACCATCGGGGCCGAGGACAGTATCTTCGCCATTTTCATTGCCTCGACAAAGCTGCTGCCGCCGTCCCAGATGCTCAGGCTTTTCTTTTCCTGTTCAGGCTCCCTGACTGCCAGTTCTTTTGTTTCCGGCACCTCTTCGCCTGTTGCCTCTATTACGATCTCGTCTTCTGGCATAATCTCCTCCTAATCAATCTGTGTGTGTTCCGTGATATCTTTGCATTTGTAGCAGTAGAAATGCTTTGTGTGCCCTGCGACTGTGATGCCCAGGCGTTTTGTGGCTATCTGTTTTGTTCCGCATATCGTGCAGACAAACAGCCGCTTTTTAACCGACCTTGGATCTTTCACGCGATATCTACTCATTGCTCTGGCACAGAACTTCATTTATTTCCTGTACCATCCACTTGCTCTTTCTTTTGCCGTTCAACACGGCGCTCAGGTACCTCTGGTCAATGAATTTGTCTGTCCTTTCTTTGATTTTCCCTACAAGCCAGCTCTCTGATCTGTTCATGTCGATGAGCTGCTTCCTCACGTCTCTTCCGTATGCGGTTAAAATTGCCGAGCACCTCCTTCTCTCCCTCTTGACAGATATGTAATTACGTATTAATATTGCAATATAACGTTCGCTCTTTCGAACTTCACATTTATTTTACCAGTTTTTTCGCACAAATCAATATGAAGTTACGGATAATCGAACATTTTTTTGGTGATGTTATGAGCAACATGTATGACCGTATAGTTAGGCGTTGCAGCGAGATAGATGTCACGCCTGGCAAGATGTGCGATGACTTGAATATCCGTCGGGCCGGCATGTCTGAGCTTAAGACACGGCGCACCGGTAATTTTGCTGCCGAAAGAGTTGCCCAGATCGCTGCTTATCTTCGCTGTTCCTGCGATTACCTCATTACCGGGGATGAGTTCCGTCCTGAGTATTCTGACAAAGAGCGTGAACTTGTCTCTGCCTGGCGGCTTGCCACTGACGACGAGAGGGAGAACGTCGCATTTGTCTTGCGGAAATACATGACTGCTCCCGACTTGCCTTCTTCCGAAGAGGCCGATACACGGGCCGGATAATTAAATTTCCTCCTCAGAAGCCCTGAGATGCCCCCCAGATTGCTTTTTGCTTCCTGGGGGTATAGTTACCCTCCTTTCGTACGAAAATGCGACAGACGGCGTTTAACAGGCCGAATACGCGAAATCTGGAGTACGGTTATGCGATGCAAATCATGTAAACGTGAGATTCCGAAGAACTCTCT